TTGAGAAGAAAAGAACTCTAAAGTTTAAGTCTGCAGGTGGTTTTGATCAAAGAAGAGATTTGACCCAATTATCTCCACCATATGATATTGCTACTTTACGATCAATCACCGATATATCTGACATTCTGAACCAATCAATTGAAGCATACGTAACGAACGTGGCTGGATTCGGTTTTGGTATACGTTACAAGGTTGACGACACCGAAGAAACAGCAGAAATGAAGGCAGAATGGAATCAATTGGATACCCTACTCAAAGAATTATCCTTTGAACGTCCGCCAAAAGAAGTTATTGAGGAGGTCATTCGACATGTTGAAGAATGCGGGAATGGCTATATTGAAGTTATTCGTAATCTTAAAGGTGATGTTGTAGGAATTGATTCTGTAAAGCCTGAGTACATGACTGTTACCAAACTAAATAGAGTTATAAATGCGGACGGATCAGAGATTAAGGTCCGCTATTTTGTTTTTCGTGATTCTATGGATGATTCTGTTAAAGAATCTGGAACATGGTATAAAACCTATGGGGACCCTACTCCGTTGAATTCAAATGGAAGCGTGGGTTCTGAGGGGCAAGGCACAGCTACTGAAATCATTCACCTTAAAAATGGTGATTTTCAAGATCCTTATGGCAAGCCTCGCTGGGTAGGTCCATTGATTAAAATACTTGGAAATCGCAAGGCCGACGAATTGAACTATCGATATTTTACTCAGGGAAGACATATTCCTCTTGCCATCACGCTAGAGAATGCGCAGCTGACTGAACAATCCGAAGCCACATTACAGGCATATGCTAATGCAATTGGTGGGGAAGAAAATCAGCATAAGTTTTTATTGCTAGAAGCTGAAAAAGTAAGTCCTGCAGAAGAAGGTTTAGGATATGGGGAAGATAAATTCAAGCCAGCCATTAACATTGAGAAACTAGCTGACATCTTACAAAAAGATGCTCTATTTCTTGAGTATGATGAGAACGTCATTGAATCAGTCCTTGGAGCATTCCGTTTGCCCCCAATTTATGTAGCAAGATCAAGCGACTATACAAGAGCTACTGCTGAGACTGCTAAAGAACTGACGGAAGAGCAAGTGTTCCAGCCCATGCGAGAATCTTACGATTGGCGTATTAATTCGCTTTTTAGGGAATATGAATTCAAGTATGTAGAAGTATTTCTGAAATCATCCAATCTTGTAAATATGGAGGATGTTAAAGCGATTCTCACACCAGCTATCCAAGCAAATGCAGTCGCTCCAAATGATTTGAGGGATATTCTTTCAAAAGCCCTCAATAAGCCGCTAGAAGCTTTTGATGGAGAAGAGTACAATTATCCACTTAACAGACAATCATCGTCATCAGCGTTTAATCTTGGTGATTTGGACGTAGCTAAGGCATATGGTGAAGGAGAAGTAAGTGAAGTTGCAGCAAGTATTCGGCGTATGATCCGGAGTGTGAAGTCTGATGAATGATGAAGAGTTAATTAAAGCCGCTTTACAGTTAAAAAAAGAAGAGGATGATGAACTGGCTAAGCTTCTAGAAAAAGCAGGCTTTTTATTTGTCCCAATATTGCTTACGTTCATCTTAAATTCAGAGGATAAGATGGATGAGACCTTGCAAATTGATTACGAGGAAGTATGGGAAAAGGTTAAAAAATTCGTAGAGAATCGGAAAAAGAAACCTACCAAGTTATCTATAAAAGTTATGCTCCGTGGACGATCATTCAAATCAAACATGGAAGAAAGTGTTATCCCAGAACTGAGAAAAGCTTTCTTTGGGTTGTTTGATGAATTTAATGCCAAGTATGACGGATCTGAGGATTTTGATTATCAGACTAAACACTACCGAGACATCGAAAAATGGCTTAGGAAGCTGCCAAAACTAATGAACGTTTCTACAGAGAACGCTCTTGTAGGAGTGATTCAAGAATCTTTTGATGAAGGTAAAGGCATCCGATGGTTAGAAAGTAAGCTGTCTTCACTCCCTGAATTCTCTCGCAATCGTGCCAGAACAACTGCGATCACTGAGGGATTAAGGATGTACTCTGGCAGCCAGTATGAAGCATTAATGCAAAACGATGCTGTTATTGGCATGACCTGGCGCCATACTCATGGCATCAAAGAACCGAGAAAGGGACACGAAGCGATGGACGGTCAAACAATCGCTAAAGGCGAGTATTTCATCGTCAATGGCGAAAGCTGCCGTTATCCTCGTGACCCTATGTTATCTGCTAAAGAGTCGATTCATTGTCACTGTTTTGTGGTGCCAGAAATAAAAAAATAATTAGAAAGGTGGTGAGAAAATGCGAAAACTAGAAAACGTTCTTGTAACACATGTTTCATATGTAGATAAGGCAGCCAATAAGAAATCATTCTTTCTTACTAAATCTGCTGAAGATCTCAAACCTAATTTTGAAACCGAAGTTAAGTTGGTTACTAAATCGAATGATCCACAGAAGCTTGTATATGGTGTTGTTTATGAGCCTGATGTTGAAGACGTTCATGGGGATTTCATGGATGCTGAAACAATCGAGAAGGCTGCACATGGATTCATGGCGGATTATCAACAAATTGACAAACAGCACGATTTCACCACAAATGCTGGAAAAGTAGTAGAGAGTTATGTTGCCCCTGTTGATATGACTATCGGCGAAACCACAATCACCAAAGGAACTTGGGTGCTTGTCACTAAAGCTACTGACGAAATGTGGGAGTCAATCCAGAAAGGGGATTTCACAGGCTACTCTTTAGCAGGAACCGCTCAAGTGGAGGATGTCAAAAAGCAAACAGCTGATAATTTTAACAACAGCAAGACTTATCGGGATATTAATGCAGCTTTAGATGCTTTTCGATCTGCTTCATGGTCTATTTTAGATAATTACACAGCAAACGATGCTGACAAGATAGCTAGTATTCAATCTGAAATTAACGAGTTATCAACG